CATTACACAGCACCAAGAGTGCAGGCATACGATATGACGAAGCATGAGGTAGTGAAAGTCGTAGAAGCTGCACCGGAGCCAATCGATTATAGCTGGTGTGTAGATACACCGAAAGATATTGAAGCAGAGATGGCAGCAGATGCAATGGAACTGTTGGCATGTGTGGTAGAAGCAGAAGCCGGTATAGAAGATGAACTGGGGAAGAGACTTGTAGTAGATACGGTCCTTAACCGTGTGGATTCAGACGAATTCCCGGACAGCATATACGACGTGATTATGCAGCAGAACGCATTTGAGACGATTACGAACGGACGGGCTTATGAAGTAACACCGACAGAAGAAACGTACCGGGTGGTACGTGAAGAACTGAAGCATAGAACAAATTATGATGTTCTGTATTTCTGTTATACAGGCTATTCGAGATATGGAACACCGCTCTTTAAAGAAGGGAGACACTACTTCAATGGGTAGCGTATATGATGAAGCAAAATATATGGCCAGAATGTTTCGTACGGCATATAAAGATAGGAATTATAGAGCAGCTTATAACTGGTACCGGAAAGTGGTAGATTTAACGACTGGTGCACCGGAAGAGCAGAAACTGACGCAGGAACAGAGAAACGAAATTTATGGAGTGCGTGGAGAACGAGGAGTGATTCTCCAGGAAGGACTGTTTTCAGAAGAAATGGTCATGACAGCAACGGAGATGGTTTTATTCGGAAAGAAGGTACAGAAATATGGAAGCAGTAGTAGGAATTGAAAATAAAAGTGGTTTGTTATTTCCAAAGCCGGTATTAGAGAAAAAGAAACCGAAGGGACTTATGCGGAAGAAGTAACCAGTACGGACTGAATACGTTGGAAGAACATCATGTGTTTGAGGGAAATGGAAGACGCGAACAGTCAGAAGCATATGGACTGAAAGTATATCTGTGTGGGATTGACTGTCATAGAGAAGGAGAAAATTCTGTACAGAAAAACAAAAAGCAGGATACAAGACTGAAAGTGTATGCACAGATGGTATTCGAGAAAACACATACCAGAGAGGAATTTAGGAGAATTTTCGGAAAAAGTTACATTATGGAGTAAGACATGAGTGTATTTGGGGAACAGGACATTATATGTCCGTATTACATAAAGCAAAATCAAGTAAACATCACATGTGAAGGGATGCTGCCGGATAGCAACATCTTTAGTGAAGTGCATTTTGAAAGCCAGCGAGAAAAGAAAAAGCATATTCAGAGTTTTTGTAATACACACACATATAGAACCTGTCCATGTGCACAGGGAATCGAGAGGAAATACAAATGAGATTATTTGAGAAAAAAGTAAGCAGAAAAAAATATGAACAGCTTCAGAGAAAAGAATACGCTGCGAAGCATTTGGCAGATACACTTGCAAAAGTAAATAATGCAAATGAAGGAAGATTAAGAGCTGCAGAAAAATATATCGGATTCTTGGCCATGAAAGGTGGAATTACAACAATTCATCCAGAAGAGTTAAAGGAATTCTGCAAACAGAAGGACGTGAAGTATTATCTGGATGAAGAGGGGGTTTTACGTATTGAAGTGACAGAAAAAGCAAAAAAGTAACAGGAAAATAATGCCTGTTTTTTTTGCACCCAAAATCCAAAAAATGGCGAAAAAGCCATTTTTAAAAGCTCGGTAAAAGTATTATCTATTGGGAGAAATAGTATGGCATACATGTTAAGCGTATGTGTGGCCGGTGGGACAGTAGAAATGAAGAAGTACCATACCGGACGAGCATATGCAAAAGGGGAAAAGCGGAAGGCTAAGATAAAACCATCCAAAGAAGCACAGAAAGAATTAAATTACCGGAATGCAGAAGATACGCTCCGTCGGCTTATGAATCACAATTTTGTAAACGGAGATCACTATCTGACACTTGACTTCCGGAAAGAGGAACGTCCGGAGAGTGTAAAAGAGCTTCAGCTGATAGCTGCAGATTTTGTAAAAAAGTGCAGAGTCAGATTGAAGAAAGCAGGAGTAGAGATGAAATACATCTACTGTATGGAGCGTGGCAGCAAGGGAGCGTGTCACCTTCATATGGTGGTAAATGACGGATTACGTGCAAAGGATTACCAGGAACTGTGGAAGTATGGAGCAGTTCATTTGGATCCACTTAATACATATCCGGATTTTGGAAGACTGGCCAGTTACTTCATCAAGTACGCAAGGAAGACAGAAAGTGCAGAAGCTTCTCTCGGTAAGAAGTGGTACGCATCAAGGAATCTGGATAAACCGGTAGTAGAAAAAATGAGAATATCTGCTAACACCTTCCGGAATGAGCCAATGAAAGTGGACGGATACGAAGTTTGTAAAGAAACAGAACGAATGGGTATCGGCTCATTCGATGGATATGAATATTACTCAGTAAGACTCTATGTAAAGGACGGTAAGAAAGTAAATGAAACAAGTAAATGTATACTTACAAAGCTCCGTCAAAGGTCCGCACAGGAGAGATGGAGCAGGCGGATACGTGCTGGAGACGCACATAAGAGGAGAACCGAGGACGGTAAGCGGTTTGATGACTCTTAAAGAAGTAACAGAGAACCGGGCAGAACTTTTACTGATGGCAGCAGCCCTTAGAAGAGTAAAAAGTCCATGTGAGATTGTCATATACACTTCCTGCAAGAATGTGGCATATGCAATCACACACGGATGGTTAAAGAAGTGGAAAGAGAACGGGTACCGAACAGCCAAAGACCAGAAAATAAAGAACAAAGAAGAGTGGCAGGAGATAGAACAGCTGCTGAGAGGAAATGCAGTAACCGTAATTCTTCAGGAAAACCACACCTACACAAGTTGGATAGAAACAGAAGTAAAAAGAAAGGTTGGATAACATGGAAAAAGAACAGAGCATAGGTAGATGTCATTACTGTGGCCAGACACAGCTAATCGAAAGTGAAAAAGAACTTCCAGATGATGTAAAGGACGAAATCGCAACAGGAAAGTGTAATTGCAAAGAAGCGAAAGAAGCTAATAAGAACAAAAAGGCAAGAGAAAAAGCGGAAGTAAACATTGAAAGAATGTTTGGTGCGGTGTATGGAAATACCGCGACGATTTTGAAAAAGGCGTTAAAACCGATACAGGATGGAGAAATCGATAAAATAACGATTGTTACATCAGACGGAGTACGTGGAGTTGTAACAATGACAGAGAAAGGTGGTCTGAAGACAGAGAGAATTGAAACGACCAAACAGTCCGTAGAGGTCTAAGCGCAAGTGGTACCTCTAGCCATAAGCGTATAGATAGAGGTTGAAACACCAGGGGAAACCCAAAAGAAACTTGTCGTGTTATATGTCACGTTGCCATCTGAGTGTGGAGGGTGGTTTTTCCACCCTCTAAAACTCCTAAAAACGTGATAAAGACTAAATGAGGAAGAAAATGGGAGCAAGTAACAGATATATATTAAGGGACATAGAAGGAACGGAACTTTTTCGGGGAACAAAGAAAGAATTATTGGATAAATATGACATTCCATATTCATTGAGTCTGAGCGTATATGTAAGAGAAGCAATAGTATATGACGGAAAATATAGATTTGAAGTGGAAAACCATATTCCGGAAATGGATAACTGGGCAAAAGAATGGGATGAAACAAGGTTAATGCTAAGGAGAAAATGCGGATATGAGTGATGATGAGATTAGAACATTGTATAAAAAGACATATGGCAATCTGCAGAAAATGAAAGAAGCAACCGGATATAACGAGCTGGAGCTAAGAAGACGTTTGTATGATTTGAATATCAAGAGTTTCAAGCAAAGCAGACGCGGTGATATCGTAGACATGCTTCAAAAAGGATATAGCAAAGAAGAAATCATGGAGACATTAGATGTTTCTATGCCATATGTGAATAATGTTATGCGTGATTTGAGACTGGAGAAGAGTCTGCAGGAGCAGGAACAGAAAATACGCGTACAGATAGTGAAAAGAAAGAAGCCGGTAGCATATCCTATCATGATACGTGGGCGTCGGTACTTAGATGTAACAGAAGAATTCATGGAAAAAATAAGTTTGGAATACAGAAACATAGTGATGCACGAAAACATGTGTGTATAAATGGCAGCAGTCCAGAAAGGAACAATATGATCGTAAATGTAAGTATTAATAAAATATATCCGCATCCGGATAATCCAAGAAAAGATGTGGGAGATGTAACAGAATTATCGGAGTCCATTAAAAAGAATGGTATAATGCAGAATTTAACAATCATTCCGGAGTGTGCCTTGACGGAAGATGTGGAGAATCAGCCAAAGGCAACAGAAGTAAATTTGAATGGTAAATTTTATGCACTCATTGGTCACAGAAGATTAGCAGGTGCAAAACTGGCAGAACTTACAGAAGTACCTTGTCAGATACGAAGCAAGATATCCAAGCGAGAGCAGGTATCTATCATGTTGGAAGAAAATATGCAGCGTAATGATTTAACCATCTATGAACAGGCGCAGGGCTTCCAGATGATGCTTGATCTGGGAGAAACAGCTGATACCATCGCTGAGAAGACCGGATTTAGTAAAAGTACGATATATCACCGGCTGAACATTGCGAAGCTTGATGAGAAAGTTTTAAAGAAAAAGAATGATGATGATAGTTTCCAGCTGTCATTAAAAGATTTATATGCCTTAGAGCAGATAGAAGATATCAAAGTAAGAAATAAAATCTTGAAAGAAGCGGACGATTCCAAAAATCTCAAATGGAGAGCAGAGCAGGCAGTCAGAGATATTAAGAGAGAAAAACGAAAAAAGGAGATTATTGCATTCCTGAAGGAAAAAGGGGTACAGCCATTTCCAAAGAAAGAGAGCCGGTATAACGGAAAGTGGGAACAGATAAAATATTTTACATTGGACGGAAATGAAAAACTCACTTTAAAGAAATTGGATGATTTATACTACGAGGATTCTTATGGATGGATATATGTGCTTCATAAAAAGAAAGTAGAAAAGAAAAAACTGACACCGGAAGAACAGCGCAGAGCAGAACGAGAAAAAGAGATTAAACAGCTGAAAGCACAAATCAAACAGATGGCAGCAGTCAGAAAAGATTTTGCTAAGAGTGTAGCCAATGGAAAAATCGAAATGCTGAAGACAAAGGAAATACTTGAATCCATATGGGATGTGATTTTAAGTACAGGATATGGAACTGGCTACAACAATGTAGCAGCTGTATATCTGGATTTCAACTACTGGGGACATAGCGAAGAAGAACACAAGCAGGCATACAAAAAAGCATGTGCCTTATCTGCAGAACAGACAATGCTCATTGCTATGCTGCTTGTTGATTTGGATTTGGTACAGTACAACAATACGTACAACAAAGAACGTGGAAAAATCATGGTAAAGATGTACAAGATACTGGAACAGTACGGATTACGGCTGGAAGATGAAGAAAAGCAGATCATAGAAGGGACACATGAGAAGTATGAGAAAGAAAAATAGCAAATTCAAAGGTATATACATAAGTGGTCCCATGTCGGGTGTACCGGCATGGGAGAAGGTAGACAGTTTTATGAGAGCAGAGATGCATCTAAAAGAAATGTTTCCGGATACGAGAATTATCAATCCAATTCATTTAAACGGATTTGGTAAAAATTTGACGTATGAAGAATATATGGAGATTGATTTGATGCTAATTGATAACTGCGATGCAATCTACATGCTGAAAGGATGGCAGCAGTCACTAGGATGTAATCGGGAATATGGTTATGCAACTGCAAAAGATATGATAGTGCTAGAACAGGAGAAGGGGATATGAGAAGGTGTAAGAACGAAAAAAAAGTTGCAAAAGTGATTACGTTCAAATATACAGAAAATTCTTTTCAGATGTCACAAGATGTAAAGGTCAGAATGAGTTTTCATGACAGATTGAAATTTCTGATATATGGAGAAAAATGCATTTTAAGGGTTTCTAACGGAGATATATATAACAATAGTTTTTGTGAGTACCAGTATTGTGAAACATCTTTTACTGGGTGGCCATATTTTTTAACTAGTTGTGGATATAAACACGAAGGGATTTTGAGTGGCAAACCATACTGCCCGATATGTGGAAAAAGAATAAAGGTTGTTGGAATAAAAGAGGAGTGAGATGATATGGAACGATTAACAGCAAGAGAAAAAGGGATAGCATATTATCCACATTGCTTCCGAGAAGATACATGCGGTGGCATGGGACCGGATACAACATGTGAAGGTTGTGAATTTTCTATATCGGTATGTGAAAGATTAGCATCCTACGAAGATATAGGACTTACACCAGAACAACTCCGGGAAGTAGACAGTCTATACCAAGAAAAATGTGAGGAAGTGGCCAAGCTGAAAGAACAGTTGGCAGCAGTACAAAAAGAGTCGGTAACGTATGAAGAAAATGAAATACTTAACAACGATTTTTGCGAGTGGAAACTTGTGGACACATCGAAAGACAAAATGCCATATATAAAATATGAGACAAATTGTGGGTTTAAATATGTTGGAATTTGGTGTAGAGAACCTTTCTGTCCTCGTTGTGGAAAGAAAATAAAGATGGTGAAGTAATGAAAGAATTTATAGAAAAGTTGATTGGTAGGTTGGAAGAAAAGATAGACGGAAATAAAAAGTATACATCAACTCCATTAGGGAATGATGCTAAAAACCAAATTATAGGTATGAAAAAGGCAATAGAAATCGTCAACCAACTTGCAGAGGAATATAACAATGGGTGGATACTGACTGAAGAGAGCCTTCCGGATAACAATAGATGTGTGTTGATAAAAGCAGAAAGCACAACGATAGCTGGCGGAACAATAATAGCAGTTGGAGCGTGCCATAATGGTTTTTGGTTTGTACAAAGTGGATTAGATACACTTAGCTTTCCATGTAATGGGTATAAGGTTGTTAAGTGGCGAGAACTACCGAAGGAGTAAGGATGAAACAGTATTGTAGATATTGCTGTTACTTGGTTGTAGGTGATGCAAATTACTGTACCAAGCAAGCACGAACGATGAGCGATGCTTCAGCCAAAGCAGTAAATCGCTGTAGTGACTTTGCATTCAATCCAATGGATGCATTCTTGGAGAATGAAAAAGGATATACACCCAGGAAACCAAAACAACCGAAGAAAGAACAATGTGATGGACAAATGAGTTTGTTTTAGTGGAGAAAACATGGACCAGATAGAAAGAACAGTAGAAAACATTAAAAAGAAGACCGGCTTTGATGAATATGTAATAGGCTGCAGCTTAACGAATTACAATAATCAAAGGGTTTGTGAAAGATTTAGAAACAGCGGATGCGGTCAGCTGGTGATGTGCCAGCTGATCAGAAGAATAGAAGGGATAAACCGATGAAAAAAATATTTATAAGTCAACCGATGAAAGGATTAACCAATGAAGAAATAAAGTACAGAAGAATGGAAGCAATAAAGTGGCTTGAAAAGTTTATGCGTGGAGAAGAGTTTGAAATAATTGATAGTTTTTTTGAAGATGCTCCGGTAGATGCAAAGCCACTATGGTATTTAGGAGAATCGTTAAAAAAGTTGTCTACAGCTGATTATGCGTTATTTTTACAGGGCTGGGATAAAGCCAGAGGATGTAAAATTGAAAATACATGTGCACAAGAGTATGGTATTCAAACGATTTATGAGAATAGGGAGTTGTCAAAGAAGTATTACGTAAATGCAGAAGGTGAAGTTATTACATATATCGTAGAACCATGGGGAGTGAATAAAATGCATTTGATAATGGAATCAGATCCAACACAAGTTGCAGAATTTACGCATGAAGAATTAGCATCTTTAAGAAATATGTATGACAGTAAAGAGAATGCAGAGATAAGGGCAGCAGAAATAAAAAGAAAAGCATGGTGCCCATAATATATAGCGACTCAGAGGTTTTAGGACTTCTGAGTCGTTTTGTATTGAAAAATACGAAATAGTGCGACGTAAAAGTTAACGAAAATACACAAAAATGGGGTAGTATTATTGTAACTACTGTCGTTGACTGGAAAGGTTTAAAAGTTGTAATATATGAATATGTTTCTAATTGCAAATAAAGTAGAATGCAAAAGAGAAATAATTGGAACATACGATGGGATAAAAGAAATGATAAAAAAACTACAAGATTTGATTAAGTCAATTGGGATACCTAAAGTAATTGTAGTTACAGTAATAACTGCAATAGTAACAGTGATTGCGGTTAAGTGGTGGGACGATTTAGGGGCTATTGTGAAGGCACCAGAAAAAGTGGCGCAAATTGAAGTGGCTAGACAAAATGACTTAGAACGAATTGAGGAAATGGAACAGCAAGTAGAAGAGATGAATATAAAACTTGCTGTTTTGGAAGAAAATACAAAAAGTATGGATGAAACTTTAAAGTCAATCCAAGAAATACTAAATACGGTAGCAGTAGGCAGGCTTATTCCAACAAAAGAAGCAATATCAGCTATTATGCAAGAACAAACAGTCGTGAAAAGTGCATATGTTCTAAGCGCTCCAAAGTGGAATGGAGAGACTATTATTGCAGTAAATCAAGAAACCGGAAAAGGATATAAAGCCAAAGAACTCGTAGGACAGAAGTTGTTATTGCCTTATACGGAGGGAAATCAAAAAATAGTATTTTATGGCAGTTTTAATAAGAATAACCAATGGCATGGTGAATGTATTATAAATGTGTATACAGGAGATAATTTGCAGTTAGTAACAGAAGCAAATTATGATAATGGAGTGGTAACAGATTATAGACAAGTAATGCCATATATTACATCTGCTGGTAATAAGGTATGGAGCGTTTCAAATCGAACAAGCGAAGAAAACTGGAATAGCGGAGAAAGTTGGAATTATTATCGAGAAAAAGAATATACGATGGATTTTGATTTTGAATCAATTACGGAGAATGAAGTGGTTACAATAGAAACTATGAAATCTTTTATTGATACAGATTTAGAAGGATATTACGTGGGAAATACTTCAGAAGGAAAGTATAATGATGATTCGGGAGAAGCATATATGGTAAAATATGCATCTGACGGAACAGTAAAAACACTATATAAAGGTGGTATTCGTGATGGAGAATTTCATGATTTGACTGGTGATGCGTGGTATATTTCACAAAAAGAAAATGGAGAGTATTTATATTACCAAGGTGAGTTTATAGATGGAGATGCTAATAAGAAAGACGAAGATGAAGTAACAAATCCATTTTCATTAGAGCAAATTCATGAAATTGTGGATAAATTACAATTAAATTGTGACTTAAAGTGGTCAGGTGAATGATAAGAAGACACTCGAAAGGGTGTCTTCTTTTATGTTGGGAAGTTTGCTATAATGTTTCTATTACAAAAGATAGGAGGAAAGAAAATTGACAGATAATATTTTAGAAATAAAAAAAGAGCTAAAGAGAGTTGCTAAAATGAGAGGATTAACACGGATTCAAAAATATAACATGATGATAGAAACGAGTAAAAAATTGTCTGAAAAAGAGAAAAAGCTTTTGATGAAAGAATACAAAAGAGACTATGAGTCTTGGGATAGAGTAAAAGATATAACTGAATTGGTAACTACTTTTTTGACTGGTGTAGGACTAGTGGTTACGGTATTTGGGATATTTTTTGGAAACAAATTAACTACATTTGAACAATTTAAATCAATATTAGTGATGGTGGGGATAGTAAGTGTTATTGCTATTATGGGAATTTCCGGTATACAATCATGGCGAAGTAATAATTTAAACAGAATACAATACTTTTTAGATATTTTGGAAGAAAAAGAATAACTGGCAGCAGTCCTATAAGCAATCAAAAACAGTTGCAAACGTAAAAAGCAACCGTTTTTGGTTGCTTTTTTTATACCTTTTGGGGTTGGTAGAGAAACGATAAAACTTTTTGCTACATTTTTGGTAGAAAAAGAGTGAAAAACGAGGTCAAAAAATGGGGAACTGGGAAAAAATCAAAATTGAATACATTACGACCGACATCAGTTATCGAAAATTAGCTGAAAAATACGGTGTTTCTCCAAGTTCTGTAGCAAAAAGAATGAAAAATGAAAAGTGGACGGAAAAGAGAAAGCAAACAAAAGGCAAAAGTGTAGCAAAAGCGATTGCCAAAGTGGAAGAGCGTGAAGCGGATAAAATGGTACGTCTTTTAGAGACGTCTGAAGAGGCATTAGAAAAGGTGGTTGAAGCACTAAAAGATGTGGATAAAACCGTAGTAAAGAACAAAAAGAAGACGGTAAAAAAGAAATTTGACACTAAAACTGGCAAAGTGAAAGAGGAACAGACCATAGAAAATGAAGATGCAAACGTTATAGCGACGATGATAGATTCTTTTGCCTTAAAACAGCTGACAAGTGCGCTGAAAGATTTGAAAGACATTTTTACAGCGAATAAAGGCGAAGGAGAAGAAACTGAAACCGGCGTAGCAATGATACAGCCAATAAGTGAAGATACTGAGACAGAGGAAAGTGAGGAAAAGAGCGATGGCGAGAGTGATATGGTCACCTCAGGAGAAACAGAAAAGATTCATGGAACGTCCGGAGTATGAGTGTCTGTATGGCGGAGCTGCTGGTGGTGGAAAATCAGATGCATTGTTGGTAGAAGCACTTAGACAGGTACATATTCCACACTACAGAGGAATCATTTTTAGACGGACGTATCCGCAGTTATCAGATTTGATTGATAGAAGTCATGCGATATACAAGAAGTGTTTTCCGAAAGCAACTTATAACGTAAGTGATAAAGTGTGGAAATTTCCAAGCGGTGCAAAAATATATTTTGGTTACATGCAGTATGAAAAGGACAAGTTAAATTATCAGGGAAAGACCTATGACTATATTGGCTTTGATGAATTAACACATTTTACACGTACACAGTATATGTATCTGATGTCACGAAACAGACCAAAAGGACCGGGTACAAGGGTATATATCAGAGCTACAGCCAATCCCGGTGGTGTGGGGCATGGATGGGTAAAGGAAAGATTTATTACGCAAGCACCACCCATGACAAGAATCATTGGAAAATATCAGATAGAAACACCAGATGGATTAGTAGAAATAAAAAAAGGACGTATCTTTGTACCGGCTACGGTGTTTGATAACCAGAAGCTTCTTGATAATGATCCAATGTACATAGCGACACTTGCAATGCTTCCGGAAGCAGAAAAGAACGCTCTTTTGTATGGTGACTGGGATAGCTTCGAAGGACAGGTATTTACGGAATGGAGAAATAATAGCGAACACTATCTGGATCAGAAATGGACTCATGTTATTACACCATTCCCAATTCCAAAAGAATGGCGCATTATACGCGGTTATGACTTTGGTTATGCAAAACCATATTCTGTGGGCTGGTATGCAGTTGATTTTGATGGAACGATTTATAGGATAGCAGAAGACTATGGATGTAAGAAGAATGAAGCCAATGTAGGAACGTTACTGAATCCGGAAGAGCAGGCGAAGAAAATACAGGAGATAGAAAAGCAACATCCACTTCTGAAGGGAAGAAAAGTAATGCCGGGTCCAGCGGATCCGTCTATCTTTGATAGGTCAAGAGGTGAGAGTGTCGCGGATATCATGGAAAAGTATGGTGTGTACTGGGAGAAAGGCGATAATTCACGAATAGCCGGAAAGATGCAGTATCATTACAGGCTTGCTTTTGACAAGAACGGAAGAAGCAAGTTTTACGTGTTTAATACATGCGTGAACTTCATCCGGACAATACCGCAGCTTGTGTATGATGACGTGCATGTGGAAGATATTGATACAGATCAGGAAGACCACATTTATGATGAATGCCGGTATGTACTGATGAGTAATCCGATAGGACCACGTAAGAATACAGAATCAGCAAATATCATTCATGAAGATGATCCGCTTGATTTGTATCAGCAGGAAGCAAATAAATATAACTTTTACAGAATATAGGAGAGTGAGACATGGCAAGAAATGTACAGTACGGAAAAAGCAGGGAAGAGCTTGCTAGAATGCTGAAAGAAACAGCACAGATGGCAGCAGTACCAAATGAAGAGATGATAGGACTGCAAACGACAGCAGGACAGTTAGATAACATGTCAGACGGCTATCAGGTGAAATCAGAGCCGGTAGGACGAGTTGGAAAGATAGGAAAAAAAGAAATACAGGAAGCAGCACGCATTCTGGAAAAGTATAAAGCAGGGAAAAAGAATTTAGAGAAACGCCTGATTGAAAATGAAAGTTTCTGGAAGATGATGTACTGGGAGCAGGTTATTGGAAAGAAGGAAAAGAAAGAACCTGAAGGTGAGAAATCAACGTTACCGACATCTACATCAGCATGGTTATTTAATTCCATTATCAATAAACATGCAGATGCAATGGATAATTATCCGGAACCTTCAGCTCTTGCGAGAGAAGAAACAGATAAAGAATATGCAGAGATGCTCAGTAGTATCTTGCCGGTAGTGTTTGAACAGGCAGATTTCGAGCAGACGTACAATGATGCGTGGTGGTACAAGCTAATAAAAGGTACCGGAACGTATGCAGTTTTTTGGAATACAAAGAAAAATTATGGTCTTGGAGATGTTGATATAAAACAGATTGATTTGCTAAATCTGTTTTGGGAACCAGGGAAAAAAGATATTCAGAAGAGTAAAAACGTGTTCCATTTAGAACTGGTAGATAATGACATACTGGAGTCCCAGTATGACTTCCTGAAGGGGAAACTGGATGGAAGAGCTTTTGAGGTATCCGAGTACATATATGATGATACAGTAGATAATTCAGAAAAGAGCATCGTTGTGGACTGGTATTACAAGGTATACAACGGAACAAGAGATGTGTTGCATTATTGTAAATTCGTGAATGATGAAGTTCTGTATGCATCAGAAAACGATGAAGATTACATGGAAAATGGATATTACAATCATGGGAAGTATCCGTTTGTGCTTGATGTATTATTTCCGGAAGAAGGAACACCGACAGGCTTTGGTGTGATTGATGCAGAGAAGAAATGTCAGATGTATATTGACAGTTTGGATGGTGAAATTTTAAAGAATGCTAAGATGGCATCCAGGCCTCGTTACTTTATGAAAGAAAGTGCCGGAATAAATGAAAATGATCTTGCGGATTGGGAAAAGCAGATTGTTAAAGTAGCAGGAAACGACTTGGATGGCAATGTGAAAGAAATACCATTTCAGGGATTAGAAGGTATCTATGTAACGATTCTGAATAACAAGATTGAAGAATTAAAGGAAACATCAGGAAACAGGGACTTTTCACAGGGAGCATCGGCAGCAGGAGTAACAGCAGCATCAGCGATAGCGGCGCTTCAGGAAGCAGGAAGCAAATTAAGTCGCGACCAGATAAAGAGTGCATACAGAGCGCACAAGAAAATTGTAGAGCTTGTGGTGGAACTGATTAGACAGTTTTACGATGAGCCAAGATGCTTTAGGATTACTGGTCATATGCAGGATAAAGAATTTGTGCATTTTGATAATAGCCATATAAAACCGGTTAAGCAGGGAGTAGAGCATGGTGTTGATTTAGGTTATCGAATGCCGATATTTGATATCAAGATAAAAAGCCATAAAGCATCACCGTTTTCTAAATTGGCACAGAATGAACTGGCAAAAGAACTATATGGTCTTGGACTCTTCCAGCCGGGAAATGCAGATCAGGCATTAGCAGTTCTTGAAATGATGGATTTTGAAGGAAGGGAAGCGGTTGTAAAACGTGTAAAGGAAAATGGAACGATGTACCAACAGCTTCAGCAGATGCAAATGCAGATGCAGAAACTGGCAACAATCGTTGATGCACAGAATGGAACAACGATTGGCGCACAGATGCAGACAGAAGCACCGGTAGAAGAAAGAAATAAAGTGAAGGGAGAAGTAAGTAGCACCAAAACAGAAGTAAACCCTTTAGGAGAAGCTTATCAGTCAGCAAAAAAAAATACAGCTGATGTGGCTAAAGAAAGGGCTATGAGTGCTGCCACACCGAGATGATAACAGTAACGTATGAAAAGAAAGAAAATGAAGTGAAGATAACCATAAAGGGACATGCCGGTTATAATCCGGGGAATGATATTGTGTGTTCAGCATGTAGTGTGTTGTTCTTTACACTAATGGAAGAAATGAATTTAACGAGACGTGAAATGGCATTAAGAATCATGGAAGGAGATAGCTTTATCCAGGTATTAGAACCGGATGAGACGGCAATCAGAGTAATCATGAATGGTTACAAAATGATAGCAGATACATACCCGGAACATGTGACCGTATGTGGTTGGTAGAAATGGAAAAAGCAAATGTGATATTTGTATATTAGACACTTCGGAAAGACGATGAATCAAAGACACTTCGGAGAGACGATGGAGAGGAAATAACGATGAGAAAACTCAATTTAAGATTATTTGATGGTGGAGCACCGGCAGCAGCTGTAACCGGAACAGAAAACGCAGGTGGTGGTACATTACCATTAAATAACAACCAGACGGGCGTACAGGTGCAGTATGGAAAAACTGCAAACGAAGGTCAGGCCGCCGCTGATCAGAAACCAACAACACATACCACATCAGATGCGTTACAGGCAAAAAATGCGGAGTTTGAAAACTTAATCAAAGGTGATTATAAGGACCAGTTTACAAAAAAAACACAGTCCATCATAGACCAGAGATTCAAAGATTATAAAACGCTGCAGGAAAATAACAGTAACATGTCAAAGGTCATGTCGGAAGTGGCCAAGAGATATGGTGTCGAAATGACAGACTATGATGGTTTGATGAAAGCAATTGCGCAGGATACAAGCTATCTGGAAAAAGAAGCGATGGAGATGGGAATCAGCGTAGAACAGCTGAAGCATTTGAGAGATGTGGAAGCGGAAAATGCAGAACTTCGAAGAATAACGGAAGAAGCAAACAACCAGAAAAAAATTGATGAAATCTACGTGAAATGGATGGAAGATGCGGAAAGAGTAAAAGCAATCTATCCGACATTTGATTTTGCTACGGAAGCACAGAATAAGAAATTCACAGATTTGCTTCGTGTAGGAATTGATGTTCAGACTGCATATCAGGTATTACATCAGGATGAAATCATTGGTGGAGCCATGCAGTATACAGCGCAGACAATTGCACAGAAGCAGGCACAGAACATTGAGAGACGTGCTCAGCGACCATCAGAAAATGGAACTTCCGGACAGGCAAGTGTTGTTACAAAAAACGATGTAAACAAATTAACGCGCGAAGACCGGAGAGAAATTGCAAGACGTGCAAGAAGCGGAGAAACCATTTCTTTCTAGGTCGGAAAGAAGGGAAAATGAAAAAGAAATTTTTAAGATTAAATCTTAGACTGTTTGATGCAAATGTGCAGACAACAACTTTAAATACTTCCGGAAATGATTTATCTCCGGAAATGAAAACGTATTACTCAGCATATCTGATTGATAATGCAACACCGAATCTGATTCATGACCAGTTTGGACAGAAACATCCGATTCCAAAGGGTGGTGGTAAAACAATCGAATTCAGAAAATACGATCCATTACCAAAAGCACTCACACCGATTACAGAAGGTGTAACACCAAGCGGAAACAAATTAAATACATCCACCATTACAGCGACAGTAGCACAGTATGGTGATTATATTACATTATCTGATATGCTGCTCTTGACAGCGATTGATAATAACCTTGTAGAAGCAACAGAGCTTCTTGGCGATCAGGCTGGTCGTACTCTTGATACAGTAACAAGAGAAGTATTAAATGGCGGTACTAATGTTATGTATGCACCAAATGGAACTACAGAAGTAACTTCCAGAAGTGCAATTACAGCAAATTGTAAAGTAACATTAAAACTTGTTATGAAAGTTGCTGCTATGCTGAAGACTTTCCTTGCAAAGAAAATCGAAGGAAGTTATGTAGGTATTGTGCATCCATATGTAGCATATGACTTAATGTCAAGCGAAGCGTGGATTGATATCAATAAGTACGCTGAACCGGGCAAAATCTTTGAAGGTGAGATTGGTAAAATCGGTGGTGTTCGTTTCGTAGAAACGTCTGAAGCTAAGATTTGGGAAGGAGAAGGTGCAGACGGTGTATCTGTATATTCTACTCTCGTTATGGGTGCTAATGCGTACGGTGTTACAGAAGTGACAGGTGGTGGCTTACAGCACATTGTAAAACAGCTTGGTTCAGGTGGTACTACAGACCCATTAAATCAGAGAGCAACAGCTGGATGGAAAGCTACAAAAGTAGCAGAAAGATTAGTAGAAGCGTACATGGTACGTATTGAATCTTGCTCTGAGTTTGCTACAGCTGCAGCTAACTAAGAAGGGAGATATATATGAGCAAAGAAAATATGGTAGAAGAAACTGTAGTAGAAGATGCTACAGCAGAAGAAACAAAAACTTCCAAATCTGTTAAAAAAGGAAAAGCAGCACCAGCTAATGACATGGTAGAAATCGAACTGTTCTACGATGGTGAGAAATATAAGGATCCGGTGCAGGTTGGACTTAACGGTAAGATGTACCAGATTCAGCGTGGTAAAAAAGTAATGGTGCCGCGTGGTGTGGCGGAAATTATCGCTAATTCTATAAAACAGGACAAAAGCACAAAAAAGATGATTCAGAGTCTTACAGAAGACTTTGAAGGAAAAAGAGAACAGCTTAGCTGATAAGAAGTGGGAGAGGGAGCGAGGATAGTCGCTCCCTTTTTTGAAAGGAGAAATAGATGATAAAGATACATGGACGAGGATTTGTTATCCCAAAAGAAGAACGTTATATAGGAACTTCTTATGACACAAATTCTGAATCAAGAATCTTTGAGCTGGATAGAGCAAAAACAAATTCCGTAGATATGAGTGCATTATCCTTTCGATTAGATTTTGAATATGAGAACGGAGAGAAAAACACAACATATCTTGAAAAAGAAATTATGGATGATGTGATACATCTTATCTGGAACATTATCGATAGTGATGTTCCGGAACCGGGAACAGTAAAATTCCAGATACGCGCTTTTGACATAGAAGGGACTGTAAGGTGGAATTCTTTACTAGATGTATTCTACGTAGAGCCAACAATCGGTACAGCTCAGGAGTATGAAGGGGATTTGTCAGAATTTGAACGTATGGAAGCGGTCCTGGATAGAAAAATGGAAACTATCGATGAGAAGGTAGCAGCTGTTGAAGGGCAGATGGAAGCAGAAGCGGAAGCGGAAACCTTACGACAGGAAAATGAACTTGCAAGAATAGCGAATGAAGAAAAGAGAGTAGAAGCTGAGAATTTAAGGCAGACACAGGAGAAAAGCAGGCAGGCAAGCACGAAGAACGCAATAAAGAATACGGAAGTGGCGATTGCCGGAGCAAACCAAGCGGCAGATAGAGTCGATACATCGATAGCTTATTGTGAAATGGTAACACAGAAAGCACTAGACGCTATTGAAACCATTGAAAATGAAGCGGTTGATATTAACGGAAAAAGTGCTGAGACTGAAGACGAATACACCGATTATAACGGTGGAACAGTAATATTATAAGGAGAATGAATTATGTATGCACGAATAAGACCAAGAAGAGGTACTAAAGGACAGTTTGAAGCTGTAAATCCGGTATTAAAAGAAGGTGAAATGGCCATTGAAACAGATGATAATGGAACTGGTAAAGGGCTAGTAAACATTAAATTTGGAGATGGTGTGACAGATTATAAAAACCTTCCTTATGCGGTAAGGGGAAAGGATATTAGTGATACGCCGGCAGTATTTGAAGATGATGTAGAATTTATTGAAGACGAAGAAATTTTGTCAGGGATGGTAGCAGGCAAGATTTTTAAACTAATCAAAAAGAAATTAAGTTTGCTAACGGCAGAGCTTGCTAATGCACTTTCTATTGCCCAGGGAAAGAATCGAAGTCATGTATTCCAGACAGAAGTACAGTTGGATGAATGGCTTTCTAATGCAGATAATGTGGCAACATTAAAGATAGGAGACAATCTGTATATAGTAGAATTAAATGTCCCGGACTATTGGTGGGATGGAACACAGAAACAGAAACTGGAAACAGTAAAAGTGGATTTGAACGAATACTATACAAAAGAGGAAGTAGATACAAAAGATCAGAATATTATTGGAATGCTGTCTGATGAATTCAGTACAGAAAAGACATATGCAATAGGCGAATTGTTTATTTATAACAATAAGATATACAAAGTAACATCTGCAATCGAGTATCCGGGTGAATTCGATTTGGATTATGTGGAAGAGGTAACGCTGAGCAGCGCGCTAAACAGTAGTTTAAATGATTTAGAATTAAGCACTTTTGAAACGATATTAAGTGACATTTCCGATAATGAGGAACATTTATATTCACTTAATGGATATAAAAAGCTTTTCGTT